TTGGTAAAATTCTTATAGATCTCTTTAATAACGTCCCAATCTGTCCAAGCAACGACTCTGAGATTTCTATTAGTTTGATTCTTTATCTTTAAAGCATTAACTATGTCTCTATTATTTTTAGACCATTCTTTATTGCGTGTTAGAATAGATTCTTTATTCTTTTCGTAATATTCATGTTCACGTTTTACAAAATAGTCTCTATTGTCATCACGCCATGCTTTTTCTGCAGCGACTACTTTATCTTTATTAATATTATTGTATTCTTTATGATTTTCTCTAATTTGATCATGATTCTCTACATAATAATCTTTTTGATAATTAGGATGTTTCTCTTTCCAAATTACATTACAATCATTACAAGCACGTTTATAATCTCTTCCACAAACAAAGGTATCATGACCATGCTTACAGAATTGTTTTGTAGGATGATTTGTCCTATTAGCCATGAAGAATTATTGTGGACGGTTCTTCGTGCCGAACGTGTCGAAGATTTTCTTCAGCATCTGATCTTCAGAAAGCTCTTCACCAAACGAAGGTGACACGAAAATGCGACTTGCTTTCCTCGTATTAACTGAAGAAGCTGAAACCTTGATGTCAGCGATGACCTTCTCAGCTGCTAGAAGTGCATTATCATCCATAGCCATCAATTCTTTCTGTTTGGCTGTGATAGCATATTCAAACGCTTTCTTCTGTGCGTCTAATAGGTACGTGCCGATCTTTAACTCGCTGTCATAAACTTCTTTGTTCATTGAGATTGCGTCTTTCTCAACCATCGCCGCTACGATTTTCTTGCAGCGTTCTTGGCGAGCTTGTAATACTGAAGCGAATTTTTTAACTCTTTCTTCTTCCTTAATAGAAGCTTCTTTTGCATTAATAGCTGATTCTTTCTCAGCCAATGCAGCTTCACGTACCTTAAGAGCAGATTCTTTGATTCCTAGTTCATCCTCATGTGCTTCTTCAGCACCTGGATGTTCATCCATCTTTGGCTCTTCTGTCTTCTGTTCAACTGGAGCTGCTTCACCTGGCATTGCTGCTGGGGCTGTTGCTTCTGGAGGAAGACCAAGAACTGCTTTGAGCAATGGAAGAACGACAGCCATGTCTGCGCCAAATCCATCTGGGAGACGTTTTACTTCTTGACCATCTTTTTCAATAATAACTTCTTTAGATTCTTTGTCCTTACGAGCTGAATAACCTTCGCCAACATCAACTTTCTCAGTTGTATCAAATGCTGATACTTCTGCTTTTGGCATATCAACTGCTGGACCATCGAGAGGAGCAGCCATTGGATCTGCTGGTTTCTCTTCAACCTTCATATCTTCTAGACCGCCTTTATCTTCTGGCATTGGCATTTCTGTAGCAGCCTTTTTGTTAACTGATTCAATATCTTTAGGATCTTTCTTTAGATCGCCACCTTCACGTGCGCTTTCAGGAGTATCACCGGCTGTTGCTTTCGAAAGTGCTGGTTTATCTTGAACTGCTTCAATTGGAGCAGAGCTTTCAGATTTAGAAGCTTCTTTAACTGCTGAGTCAGCTTTATCACCAATCTCTTTCTTGCTATCAGGGAAGGTTGTTCCTTTGGAACTTTCCTCACTCTTCTGAGTATTAGGAATATGATCAGCAGGAGTGGTTGTACCCTTTACTGCTTCATCGGGTTTCTTTGTCAAATTTGGTGTCTTGTGTTCTGTGTCGCCTTGAGCACTTGTTTCAGGAGCTGAAGAAGGAGAAGCACCACCAGGAAGAGTAGATCCTTCAACAGATTCTTCTGGCTTATCACCCATCTCTTTTTTACCTTCTGGAAGAGTAGATCCTTTAACGGATTCGTCTGGCGTACCATCAGATGCTTGTTTTTTCATATCGGTCTCCTGAGCTGTAATAAATTCGCTGTGTGCTTTAGCAACGGCTTCAGCATTTTTCATACCACCTGCAATATATAGTTTAGCTACAACCTTAATAGATGACTGTGCTGCAGGAGTAAGAGAAGCCCAGCTAATTAAAGATGATTTTTTGTCTGACTTATCATCCTTCTTATCTTCTTTATCTTCTGCTTCTATTGCTTCTGTACCTTTAGCAACATAATCTGTTTTAACTTCTTTTTCAGATTTATCATGTTTCTTTTCCTCAGGATTTTTAGGAGTTGTTTTTACTTCTTTACCTTCTGCATCTACCTTTGGTTCTGCATAATCAGTTTTAACTTCTTTAGCCTTTGGAGCTGCAGGAGCAGCTTTATACGTACCTTCAGGTTTAGTAATAGTATAATCTACTTTCATATCCTGATGAGCTGGTGCTGCAGGACCTTTTGAACTTGTTCCTGGTTTAGGTTTTTCAAATTTAGGATTTGTTGGATAGCTATGAGTCTTATTGCTTGTACCAGTACTTGGTTTGGCTTTTGTGCCTGAAGGTCCAAGTTTAGGATCAGCAGCTGTTTTAGAAAGTTTATGAGAAACATCCCAATCAGCAGCTAATTTTGTTACTCCATCTTGTTCATAACGAGCAACGATCTCTTTAGCATACTCAGGACTTGTTGCCCAAAGCTGATCAGAGAACGACATAACCTCAAAATCTGCTCCCCAAATTTCTTTTAAGGAAGCTTCAAGTACTGTCTTATCGCCATCATTAACTGACCATGTTGAATCTAAAACGTTATTTTTATCTTCAGTAAATGTAGCTCTAATATTTTTAATAACTTCTTTTTCACATCGTTTACAATATTCGCCATTAGAAGGTGCTTCAACCTCTCTAGGGCATTTTTTACATTTATGACCAGCTTCTTTAGTAAGAGCATCTTTAACTTTGGCTACGATCTTGGATAAGAACGACTCTTCTTTCGCAGCGGAATCAGCGATGATGTCTTGAGCTGATAGATCGTTTGCTTTCTTAGTCTTGCCCATTACATAATGTTCAAGCTGTTCCATCTCATAAGCAGAAATTTTATTTAAAACCTTTTTTGTTTCATCGTTAGGGGTAACGTTCTTATCAGTCATGGACGACTCCTTATTAAATAAAGTACAGTTACAATTTGCGTTTAAGCAACGTAGCAATGGTGAATGATCATTTTCTAAATGAGCACATTTACACAAATTCTTATTGGATCTTTCAACGGTTGGGAATATCTCAGATAAATCAGCTTTTAATTGTGTCTTAGTTTCATCATCTAATTGTGAAAAAACTTTCTCAAGCTCCGCAGCTAAATTAATCTGTTCATCCTTAGGAAGAGATGCTGTTTTCTGCATATGACTCTTCATATTTGATAAAACTGTTTTAATTACAGCTGTAGGATCTGCTGGAACGCCTACGATTGAATCTTCATTGAAAACGATACCCTTATTAATCGAAAAACAAGGGATTAAATCACCCTTCTTAATATTGTATTCTGGAAGATCAATCTCGGCTGGAAATTCCTTACCAAGATTCATTCCCATATGATCACATTTATCATCAGCATCTGAATGAAGTACATTACCACAAATAGAACAAATGGACTCATCAACTGAGCAACCCATGCTTGTGCTGTTTAGTTCACCTGTTTCAATCTTACGACAAATCTCAGGATGAAGCTTACGATCAATCTTACCGACTAGCTCAATATAGAATTCTCCGGTCTCAGCATCATCAATAGGCAAAGCATCGATAATCTTACCGATAGAATATAAAGAACTCTCAGAGTTATGATCTAAAAAAATATTACGACCTACAAAGGTCTGGTAAGAAGATTCTAATTCTTTACGAGGGAAGTAGTCTTTGTTACCATTAAAGTTCCAAGGACGAGTACCTTCTTTTGTCAGGGGACCTTGATCACCAGCTGAGATTGCACGGGCACGATAATACAAGAAATCTGAATTTTTCTGCTCAAGAACCTTAGAAATAACTGGTTTGGACGCTTCAACAACAGGTTTCTCAAGAAGCACGCCTTCAGCAGCATTTGCTGTTTTTAAGATGCGAAGATGAGAACCTAATTTAATCAATGACATAATTAATTATCCTTAAATAATCCTGAAATCCAATTAGGTAATTTCTGGCTTGTTTCTTTATTAAAATTTCGACGTTCATCCCACTCTTCATCTGTGATTTGATCACGTTTTTCTTGTTCTTCTTTTTGTTCTAGTTGCTTAAGCCAATCAAGCCATTCTTCATCTGTTAATTCTTTTTCAGCTGGGATTGATTCTTCAACATGCTCGTGTTCTAGATCTTTAAGCCATCGCCCATACTCTTCTGGGCTTAGATCTTGCTTCTCAAAAGGGTCTTTAATCTGTTTATGTACTGCTTTGGGTACATGAATGATCTTTTTCTCTGGTTTCTCAAGAACCTGTTCAATCTTCGGCTCTACCACTGGCATTGGACGAACAGTTTGTTTTGGAGCCTTTTGAACTGGAACAGGACGACTTGTACCGATATCTGTATCAGTATCACCATACGAATCAACCTCAACAGGTGAAAGATTAGGACCACTAACAATTAGGGTACAAGAGTTATCACCAGGATGCGAACGACAAAACAAGGGAGCATCGTACTCAGTTGTGTCTAAAAAATTTTGTAAACCCCACACCTGTCTATCAAGATCTTGACATTGACTATGGTGTGAACCGTTTGAATTCCAAGTGACCTGTGTATATCCATTATTCAATAAATTTGTTAGGATTGGACCAGTCATATCCTGACGATGATTACCAGCTGCTTCTTTATTGAGACGACAAATCCTCATTGCTTTTGTTGCTAATACTTGAATCCAATTTTCCATATTTATATTCCAAAAATTCTAAATTATCTTCTGGCAAATACTCAGGACAATGACAAGCCCCATCAACAACATATTGGCATAAGCAATTTTGATTATTAAAATCTGTATGCGATATATAAGAATGATTACAAGTCCGACATTTGTCAAAACTTTTTGTGTTCCTAATCTTACGAATAGGCATTACTTTGTCTCGTTTACACCATGCTTTTCTAGGATTGCTTTAGCAAATTTAATTTTATCGTAGCAATCATCCTTGATTGTACGTTGGAGCTGTGTCAAATTGCGTTCAGAGATATCAGAGATTCTGATCAAATCTAAAACGCGACCCATATATTTAACCATTACAGCTTCAAACATAACAGGAACATTCAGCTCGCCGTCTTCTGAAATGTACGTTAGTTCTTTCTTTTCGCCTCTTTCATTACCCTCATGTTTCATAAATCCCTCTCTTTTCTTGTGTGAACGTAGTACTCCTATTAATATAGGAAAATATTATACTTTTTTACTATTATGATTCTTATTTAGTCACAGCAAATCCAGAAGATTGGAGACGATCAATTAGGACGTTAAGGTCATCAGAAGAATAGTTATCTACTCCTATGCTCTTTAAAGCCGAGTGAAGCTGATCTACTGTAAGCTTCTTAGATGGGACTTGCTTCAAGATCATAGTCGCGAGAAAATTCTCATCAATGCTAAATGAAGCATTCTTAACTACTTGAATCTTATTTGGTGAACCTTTTTTAGATAATGCCATATTAACCTCTTATTATAATTACTTAATGTCTTTTAAAAATATTCTAATTGTTTTAAGATCTACGGCCATACCAAGACCAGTTGCTCCTGCTGCTCCAAACATAGATGTAGAACGTGTCAAGATACCAATCAAATGACAGTTTGAATCTACAACTGCTCCACCACTATTACCAGGAAGAACCGCGGCATCAAGAACTATAAAACGAGCTTTTTCTTCTTTAATAACCCAATCAATTTTACTGACAATACCACGTGTAAGAATATCTTGAATACCTAAGGGATTTCCGATAACCCAGCAATCTTGACCACGAACGGCTCGAGCAGCTAAACGAATTGGTGTGCCCTTCAATGGCGTATAAAGCAAGAGCAAGTCAGCAGCAGGATCAACCTTCACGACAACGGCGCGTTCTGAATCATTACCATGTTTAATCCAGATTTCCTTTAGTTCTAAACCTTTTTCGTCATCTTCATTAAAACTAACACAGTGAGCTGCAGATAGGATGACATTATCTGTAATATAAACTCCACTGCACGATCCCCAACCGGATTTTTCTTTCTTTTCTCCAGTTTCTAGATTGATTTTAGTCATGTGAAGTTTCATTTTAATTAGAACAGTAGAATCTTCCATCCTATTTGATATATGCGTTCCACGAACGTTGGTTGGATTAAATGAACAAGCTTGTAGTAGTAACAGAGCAGCAGCCAAGACAGTAATTGTTTTTTTCATAGAGGTTCCTTTTAGTAGGACTTAAATCTCGGGTGACCCAAGATCTGACGCAGAGCCAACATTTCCTTCTCCACCAACATTCGGTGTTTCTTCCTGACCATCTGGAAGTGTTCCTTCGCTAGGTTCAACTGGCTCAACTGGTTCAGTTGGAGCGCCACCTGCTCCTCCACCTTCCTCTAATCCTTCTTCAATTGCTCCACCACCCATACCTCCACCGCCACTTGGTTTAGAGATTTGAGCTGGTAAGCGATTATCTTGCGAACCCTTATCGAAAATCGTGCCACGTTCTTCTTCTAACTGCTTACGTTCTGTTTCATAATCAAGGTTGGGATACTTGCTAAACAATGTCTTCGTTGAAATAAGACCACTCTTATGAAACTCTGCGAATTGTTCTTGTTCACGCTCCTGGGCATCAATGTCCAAGGATTTATACCAAGAGATCTGAGGTAGAATTAGCATCTTCTCGCCAGTGTCAGGATCAACAGTATAAAATTCATTTTTCTCAGCGATAGGTCTGAAGAACTTATTGATCATCCAGTCTTCAAAGCTATCACGTACTTTCTTATATTGCATTACCAATGACTGAAGAGCCATCGTTTTGCTGTTGCCAAAATTGGGACCTTCGCCCAAGATGATATTCTTATTTACTCCAAGACCTACAAGAAGCTGATCTTGAATGTAATCATACTCAGCATTGAGAGGGAATTGCTTACCCATAACGCTCAATGGTTCATAGTGAACAATTGGAGGGGCAACGATCGTGAATGGGGGATTCTGAATTGACTGATTGATCAGCTGTCTCCAGTTTTGTAGATCATCCTTAGAAGGCATTGTGTTACTTGCCAAGTCACCGATGGTCCATAATTCCTTAGGGAATACATAATTCTTAGCATAAGCAGATTGAGCAAGACGAATCCAGTCTTGTAGAATCAAGGCTTTAAAGCATGATTGGATACGAGAAGTACCACGAGTAGCAGAAGGATCAGTGATACGCGCGATTTGAGACACACATTCTTCATCTAGCTTGATGTTACGATGCTCTTGAACAGCGTTTATGAGCTCTGGGGATGACTTCTTGAGCTCTTCTACCTGTTCAATATCCTCTGGACGGGTGGATGAAATAAGCGCTTTAATTTCCTCAGTGGGAACCATTTCAAAGGTCTTCTTACCACTCATCATGTCTGTCTTAATTTCAACAAGCTCTGGTTCTAATAAAATGAAGTTATGCCAGCGAAACATACGCTTACCATTCTTAGATGGTTTTTCATCCTGCATCAAGTTACCAAAGCAGATAGCTTCGCCGAACTTCTCACGAGAGATTGAAGCCTGACAGATATAGTCAAACAAGTTAAACGTCCCATTTGAGCACATCTCTTCATAGAATTTCTTAACTGTAGGATCAGATACAACTAGATCGAATTTAGAAAAGGGATAGAATGCATGCATCATTGTGATCTGTTGGATATACGGTTCAAGGTTAAAGAAAATACGAATCCACTTAAGAATTTCCTGACGAGATTTTGGCAATACCCATGAATCTGACGTTAGTTCTGGTGAGTAGAAAAATGATTGACTCTGAGAAACTGAGTATTCACTACCAGCTGTGACGTTAAGAGAAGCGACTTTGGCAACACCAGTTGTAAACACATTCGTTTCAGCAGCAGGATTCTGAGGTCCTAATGAGAGACCCTGTGATTTAGCAGTAGTTCCACTTTTTGTAATTTTATTTCCAGTACTCTTTGCTTTTGCCATAATTAAATTCCTCGCTCTAAATCTCGTTTCGCAATCAACTCATTGTCCTGAGCCACTTTATTTTGCTTAACATAATACTCTGCTCTTGCCTTTACTTCCTGAATCTGCTGCTCAGTTCCAACTTTCTTAATTTCATTTAATTGATTTGTAACAATCTGTAAATTCTTTTTAGCTTTAACAGCAACGCTCTTATAAGCTGTATAACGATCTTCTAAGGTTGATAAAATTTGTACTTTCTTTCTAGTATTATCCTTAGCCATAATATTATTTTTTAAAATATCTAAATTTTTCGCATACTCTGAGATATCAGCTGAATATTTAGCAATAATCTCTCGTTCTTGTTTTCCAATGGAATAGGATTGCGACACAGAACCTAAAGCATCAGAAACATAAAGAAGATATTTTTTTGCTTCATCAAGAATTTGATTTTGTTTCATCAGGAAGTTCTCACTTATAACTATATCTCAATATAGTAATTGGTAAAACCTGTTTTAATTATGGATTATTCCTATCTTGTAAGAATCTACCACTATTAGGATTTCCGCTTTCCCCAGGAAAAGGAGTTCCCATACCCGAGAGATTGCTTGGCCCACCGATAGGTGAAGCAATCTCGCTCATACTTCGTACAACCTTACCAGCAAATGACTTCTCTTGATCAGCGCACCAAACAGCCAAAATATCAGCAGATACATGATCGTCGTGACCTGAGGCAGCATCTACAAAGATCTTGTCATTAATACCAGCTTTACTACGATGTCGTTCGAGAAGACCCCATTGTTCATAACCTTCCGTAAATACCTTACTCTTTTTAATCTTGTCAATATTAGGGTATCTAACACGGCTGCTATCAAGTTCAAAGACGAATTGATCGATCATAGCATTTTTATAATTCTTGCCGGTGACAGCTTCTTTCGCGCCAAAGCTTACACCAGCAATGGGAATACCCTCACTCTTAAAAATGTCAATAAGACCGATAGCAAAGTTTGAAAAGTCAGCAAGTCCCATTACGCATTTGAATTCACCTTCAACAGGATGAACAATATCTTTAATTTCTTGCATCTGTGTAACTGTATCACCTTGCCACATATACTTTGCTACTATGTCTTTTGTATTATCGCCATTCTTTCTTAAAATGGATAATACTGTCCAGTCGAGGTCTTTTTGACCTGGCATAAGTGAGCCAGATGCAGTATCAAGACCAAAATAATATTTTTCTGTAAGTTCAGGACGACCCTTTTTCAAGATATTGAATAACCCTGACGCAAGCTTCTTCTGTTGCTCACCTGATAGAACCAGGTTGATATCTTCCATCCATATCATTTCATATTGAGTATTCCACTCAATTTCAGAGTATCCTTCTACTGAATCGAAATGTAAACCTGGATCGTTAGGGAATAAACGTTCCTTAACCATCTTAGGCATAAGTTCAACGATACGACGAGGATATTCTCTACCCTCATACATGATTGAACCTTGTTGCCAGTAAATATCGCATTCATTCCAAGGTTTTCTAAGAACCTTATACCGAGTACCATTATCATTACAACTATGCCAAAAATTGTTTTTATATAAAGAAATACCAATCTTGATTGTCTTAAATGGGGACAATGACAACATTGGTGTAATCTTTTCTTTTACAACGAAATCTGAAATTCTATGGGCCTCATCCAATACCACGCAGTGAAAGTGCTCTGACTCAATGGTAGCCGTTGGAGAAGCAGAAAGTGCTTTAATTGTAGAGCCGTTTTTAAATTGAATAAATTGGTTAGAGGTATGATTAGCATCAATTTTATCGTAGAGAGGAGAGGAAGGAGTAAGAATACGCCCGAGAATATCTTCTTTAACTAGTCGTTTTGAAGTATCAGCCTTAGGACCAAAAATACCAATACGAAAGCCAGGATTATCTAAACAAAGCTTAACGAGTCCGATAGCAACCGAATATGTTTTTCCTGATCCACGTGAAGCAAGCACACCAACGTAAGGTATGCTTAAATCTGTTACTGCATCTACAATTTGCACCTGATTATCGTATAAATCAATTCCAAGTTTAGTAAGAGACCAATAACTTGGACTCATAGCAAGTTGAAATAAATTCTGAAGTCGAGAAGGTATTAAATTCTCTAAAATCGTATCGTATTGAGACATTAGCTCTCCGTACCGTTTCTTTTATGAATATTTACTTTTCGTTTGTTATCAGTTTCAATTCTTTACAGCTATCACATTTATATATACGCCACGACCCATCAAGCTTAGTTTCATTCCCCATAATAAAGGAATAAATCTGCTTAAAGCTATGTTCTTTACTTTTAATGCAAGTATTCATCACTTTTACTATCATGCTTATCCAATAAATTCCATTCAGTAAGTTCTGCTTGAATATCTTGTATTCGTTCTCTCAGTACTAAAC